GGAGGAGGGAATCAGCCAGTCTGCAATGGGATGCATCCGAAAAAGGCTTTTAAAACCAGAGGAAAGGGCAGAAGAAATCAAGATCACGGAAGATCTGGCCGACACCATTGCGGAAAAGGTCATGCAAAAGGCCGGAAAGTTTTTGAAAAAGAGCGAGCATGAAGACAGAACCGGGTGGGGCGAATTTTTTAATGAAGAAAAAGGAGAATAGGAAAATGAAAATTGATGAAATCAACAAGGAATTACAGCAGAAGATCGTAAAAATGCTCAATGATGCAAAGCCGGAAGAGAAATCAGAGGCAATCTATGAGGCAGCAGCCATGATTGCCGCAGAGAAGAATAGAGGGCTAATTGAGGAACTTACCAGGCAGAACGCGCAGGCCGCGGCCGACGAGGATTATCGAAAGGCGCTTGGGCTAAGAAAACTGTCCAAGGAAGAGGAGGCATTCTATGAGAGACTCAAGGATATCAAGCAGTCCATCACGGCCAGCCAGATTGACATCATACCGACCTCCATCATTGATAGAACGCTGGATGATATCAAGAAGAAAAGCGACATATTGTCACTGGTAGCGTTTGCGCCGGCAGATGTGAAAAAGTGGATTGTCGCATCCCATTCTGGAAAGGCGGTATGGGGAGGAATTACGGATGCTATCACCGGGGAACTGTCAGCAGAAATCTCCGCGCTGAATATCGAGCAGCATAAGATGACGGCATTCATCGTAATACCAAAGTCAATCAGGGACCTTGCGCTTCCATTCGTAGACCGATACTTCATGGCAGTCATGGAAGAGGCGCTTAATGACGGATTCGTTAGCGGATACCTGGAGGGAAATGGAAAGACGGGGCCGATTGGAATCATGAACAAGATTGAATCATTCAAGTCAGATGGAACAGCAGCAGCGAAACCGGTGGCCCAAACGATAAAGAAATTCTCGCCGAAGGGGCTTGCGGAAGTAAGGAAGACGCTATCAAATGAAGGGAAGAGGGTCGTCACGGAACTGCATCTGATCTGCAATCCGATGGATGAAGCGGAATACGTCGACCCGGCACTGTATGGAGAGGCGCTGACA